AATGGGATGGGGAAAGGCTATCAAAGCAAAAACAACTGACGCATATGAAATTGATAGCGCTTGGTTGGTTATTGAAAAAATTTCTTGAAAATTTTTTCAAAAAAAGGATTGACAAAATACCGGATACATGTTATAATAAAGCCATCAAAGAGAGGGAGGACAAAACGATGACAAAGCGGTACGTAACTCGGCAGTATCTCTGGAATACATTCTACACTTGGGGAGTGTGGGATAAAAAAGAATGCAAATGGATTGTTAATGATAGATTGTACAGAAGGAACGTCATAGAAATCGCTGACAAATTAAACAAAGAAGAACAAAAAAAGTATTGACAAATCCTAAAACCCGTGCTATAATAAATACATCAAATGAAGGGAGCCGCAACAATGAAGAAGGAAATCACTTACACTGAACAGGAACTCAAAAATTGGTTTGAAGAAATGAAGAAGAAATATCCGCATTCAATGGCAGAAGAACATCTCCGCTTTGTTGAAATGAATATGTTTGACCATTGGAATGAAGAAAATAATTTGAAAAATGTGCTTGACAAATCTTAAAATCGGTGTTATAATAAAGTCACAAAAGGGAAAGGAAAATCCCCAACACCAGAAAGGAACTGAGATGGAAGAACTGCTGAACGAGATCGCGCGGACCTGGGGCCTGGAAGTTGAAGAAACCGTGGAAGCCTTCCGCATGGCGGAACGCGGTGAGAGCGTTGAAACCATCAAAGAATACAAGCGACTGGTGGAAGGAATGTGGGAGAATGATTACTTCGGGTTTGACCTCTAAGGTCAAACCCTTTTAAAATGAAATTGAGTTAGTTGTCTTTAACTCACGCGCCGGCATATTAGTTAGAGTCATCTAACTATAATTTATGGGTACCAATTCCATTATATCACTTTCGGGATACTTTGTCAATACCTTTTTTAAAAAAATTTTTAAAATTATGGGATTAAAATTATGGCATAATAAAAGTGATTGGGTTATTCCAATCACTTTGAAATTACGCAAATCTGTTTAACTTCCCACGGTTGACCGCTAATCGCGCGACGCAACGCCGCGGCATTATGGGCGTCTTCGTATGTGTTATAGTGATTGCTACCGATAAATCCGTGGCATGAAATTACATAGTAAGTGGTCATTGGAACATCCTCCTTCATTTGATGACTATATTATAACATGGTTTCGGGATTTTGTCAATAGTATTTTGAAATTATTTTCCGTTTGAGATTCGCCGGCGAATTAGTTAGACCGCTCTAATCGTGATATAATAAAAAGAGTTGACTTGCGTCAACTCTTCGTAAAAGTCGCTATTTCTTCTCCTGTGGCAAGGTTTGTAATATGCGCTGTAAAGAAGTCTGGTTCTTCATAATAAATTGCTAATGCTCTCATAATGCTGGGCAAATCGGCCTTTTCTGTCTTAGTGGTCTGGTCATTCCATACGGTGATAAGTTCGTACATGATAATTGCTCCTTTCTTTTGATGCCTTTATTATATTATATCTATTCTATTATGTCAATACTTTATTTCAATTATTCCATCATCTACTATTGTAGTGGTGTTCATGTTATCCATTGTCATGGTTACTGGTGTGCCCTGCGGTTGTACTTCGGTGCCCTTCATACCCCACACATGACCATTCTCATCGCGTATTAGTGTTATATCTTCTGCATAGTCTACCTTATAGATTTCGCCTTGTAAGGTATATGTCTTATGCTGTGGTTGATACAGACAAAGAAAAGCAACAAGAAAGGAGACGATTGCGGCAATGATAAGACCAAGAGTGTTGTTCTTCATGATGATTACTTCCTTTCTGCCCTTTGGACGTGTTTATTATAGCATGTTTTTTCTATCGTGTCAAGTATATTTATAAAAAATTTTCTGGTTAGATGCATTGAACTTCCGCGCCGGCACGATGGTTAGACACCTCTAACTGACACAGAAAAAATAAGCGGTTAAAACCGCTTAGATTGCAGACCTTTTATTTGCACCTTTGAGAACCCTTGTGTCTGCGCTCTTAAAGAGCGGATTCGGCGGGAGTATCTGCCTCTCTCCCCGTGAGTATATATTAACATAAAGCCCGATAAATATCAAGTATTTTTTTAAAAAAAAATAAAAAACTTTTTTTCAAAAAACCCTTGACAACCGTATTTTTATATGGTATTATATACACGTAAAGAGGAAGGAAAACCTCAACAAACCAGAAAGGTAAAGATTATGAAGACCACTCGTTATGAAGACATGTTCTCTGCTGTGCGTAATGCCAAGTGGGCAACTGAAAAACTGGAAGAAGTTATTGAGTATCTTCGCGCGAATCCCCGTAGTAGTGTTGCTGATATTCGCAAGGCGGTGTATAGTGATAGTGCGGACTATTTGAAGCAGTCTAACGCAACCCACATCGCGGCCATGCTGCGGACTCTGCGTAACTATAATATTGTCACTGTTGATACTAAGCAGGGTGAGCCGATTCAGATTGAAGTTGAAGAGTATGGTCCGTTTGAGGATGAAGGTTATCCTTTGCAGATTGAAGTAACTGATGCAAAAGGTAACAAGTATATTATTGATAATCCTTATTATAAGACTCGTCAGTTTCGATATGGGTATAGAAAAATCAAGAAGTGGATTACTCCCGTAATTAGCATCTATTCGCTGTGTGCGTAAAAAGAGGGCAATGCCCTCTTTTTTAATGCCATTCAGTTAGTGCTATCTAACTGCGCCGGCGAAAAAAATTTTTCAAAACCCCTTGACAATGCCATAGTTATCTGTTATAATGATTACACAAAGGACAAGGAAAAGTCCTAAAAACCAGAAAGGATTCACTATGAACGCTGCTGAGATTAAGTCTGTTGCCCGCGCGAACACCGTTGCTTATTTTACTGATGTGCTGAACGCGCATGATGCTGTGCAGTTTGGTGAAGCGTCTTGGGCGATTCTGCAAGAGGTCGATGGGCAGGAAGTCTGGTGTGAAGTCACCGTAAAAACCAAAGCGTATAAGGCCACGAAAGTAACGCCCGTGTTTGACCCGTTTGAAGTCGCGGAAGTGTGGAAGGCTGAGAAGGCACAGAAGGAAGCCGAAAAGGCTGAGAAGGAAGCTGAAAAGGCCCGCAAGGCAGAAGAGAAAAAGAAGGCTGAGTAAGCCTTCTTTTTTTCGTTAGCGGTTAGATGCCTCTAACTCTTGCGCCGGCATACAAGTTAAAGGGGTCTAACCAAGCATAAAAAATTATGTGGGCTATTAGCCCACATAATCCCACATTGCAAATTTATCCATATCTTTTACTTTGCCATCTACTAAATACAGGCATAAACCATATTCTGAATCCATCTGGATGTCAATTTCTTTCCACTGGTATCCGTCTTCTTCTTTATCCTGCTCGTCCAGCACCTGCCAACCATATTCCCGCGCCAGCTCCATTATCTGCTCGTAAGTCATGCCCTTCTTCATTGTTGTAGCTCCCTTCTCTTTTGTTGGTCTTATTATATCATAGTTTGCTTAGCTTGTCAAGTACTTTTTTCTTGCTGGGCTGGCTTATTCAGCCAGGCCCAGCAGGTTGAGCACGTTGCTCAGGGTTTTTTCGTTGGTCAGCTCGGCGCCATCGAGCTTGATCTGGATTTCTTCGCCGTTTACGTTGATGTCGCCCTTGATGTAGTAGGGAACGCTGTCCTTTTCCCACTTTTCGCTGGTCAGCTTTTCGGTGATAATCCGCTCGAAGTTTTCGCCTTTGTTGTGCTTGCTGTCGGCGCTCAGGTCTCCCACGGTTCCGACTGCCACAGCTTTGCCGCTTGCGATGAACATCCAGGCCTGGTCACTGTTGACGCGGACGCGAATTTTGTTATATCCGCCGCGCGCAGCGCTGCACTTGTCAGCTTTCAGCAGCGCGGTCAGCTCAGCGAATGTCAGCTTGACATAGTACAGGCGGCCGGACTTGATGAAGCCGACAATGTAGGAATGCGCGCCCGCGGTCTTGTTGTACCAATAAATCATGCTCTCGTGTGTCATAGTGAAGCCCCTTCCCGGCCGGGTGTCCCGGCCCCTTGATTGACTATATATTACCATATAACCGGGCGCTTGTCAACAGTTTTTTTTGATTTTTTGAAAAAAATTTTTTGACTATATCCCCGCCGTAGTTAAATACGTTTAACCGGCGGTTAGACGCCTTAAACCGCCGTATACAAAAAAATAACAGAATGCGATAGGGTGCAATTTTTTTATACCCTTGCGCGTGCAAGTTTTCGCGCGTCAGCATACCCTGGGGGGCATACATGTAGGATTTGGCCAGATTTTGACCGTATTTGACATGGGGCCTCCCATTTTCTCTACACCCGGTAAATTTTAAAACCCATCTCAACAAAATTAAAAACCCAAATACTTGACATGCCAAAACCCCCTATGTTATAATATAATTACCAAAGTGAGGTGAACGCCCATGAAAAAGAAATACTCACTAAACTACGACATCGAGCGAGACATCGACCGTGTCGCAGCAGTGAAAGATATTTTAGACTAGCTGGCAACTGACCCCACGCCGCTAGAATTAGAATAGATGGGGTCATATATTTTGTATGGGAAAGATGAAAATGGTTTGAATGCGGTTTAGCGCGGCGAAACCACGGACGGTAACCGCCGCTACGGTTCATTTAAGAAAAAAGACGATAAGTTGCTTTCATTAGATGAAATTGTTGATAATCCGTTGGCCGACCAACAAGCATTAAAGCCCATATCATAGAAACAAAATTATACAAAAAAGAAACCCGAAATCCGTAAGCCCAAGTACGACAAAAAAACCGGCGAACTTATTGATATTGGAGATGCGGACATCCCCGGTATGTAGGAACTCTGGGACCGCATTGCACACCTAGAACATATTGTGGCACAAAATGAAGGCAAGGCCGCGATAGATGAAGATACGCGGCTACTTGATAATGGATACCGCCTTTATTAGTTGAAACATATGCTAATTGATGTGCGCCGCCACCAATACTACCTAAAAGACGCATATAAGCCCACATTGCATTTCCAAACAATAGACCATCCCAAGGCCGCATTCTATGATTGGACATCCGACGCATCATATTGGATGCCGCGCGAGTAGTGGCAAGAGCGCGTCGATAACGCCCTTCTATCTTCTATCTCCCGCGACATCAATGATTATGAGACGCGCAACAATGGGGCGGAGGTAAAATGGGTTATTAGGAAGCATACATTTGACTGGGAAAATCCGCTACATGTAAGAGCGCTTATAAATAATTATGATGCATTGCGCGACCAATTCAGAGAGAAAATAGATACCTACGGCCGCACCCTATTATTTGATTTTGAACGTTATAGAGATATGGCCAACCTAACTGAATTGCGCGCGTACATACTGCGGCTTAAAATAGAGCGTGTTCCATACTCCGACATCATAAATGAACTTCAATTAAAGTTTGGCATTAAATATAATGAAAATCATTTATGTACTATACTTTCGCGCGAAATACCAGAACGTATCGCAGAGGCCGCGCGCAAGTACCACTTATTATTAGACACGCCGCGCGAAAAAACTAAACTATGTAAATATTGCGGCCGCTACCTACCAGTTGACCCGCTATTCTTCGTGCGCAATCGCAGCCGCAAAGATGGATTCTCGGGCACTTGTAAGGAATGTGAAAAAAAGAAACGTATTGAACGAGGAGGTTAGGGAGTAAATGACAGACGAACTAAAGAAGCGCAAATGTATCAAGTGTAAGTAGGAGCGACCCGAAAACTTCTTTTGCTATACACCATCACCATACTTTCCCGCGCATCGCTCTATAATATGTACACCATGCTTGGAAAAGATGGTATAGCAAGATAACTTAGGAGAAGTTGATAGATTATGCCGCTATCTAGATGTTCCTTTTGACCTTAACAAATGGACACAACTTTATAAAGTAAATGGGGAGCATACATTAACGGCCTACTTCAACCTACTTTTAGATGATCATTACGATAACTTGTAGTGGATGGATGAAAATGAAAGATGGCGCATTGCGCGCGCTGAAGGCACCATTAATGACGAGATAGAAGTTATTAATGAAGCGAAAATGAAGAAATTGAAAAAAGAGTGGTCAGCCACGTATACAAAAGATGAACTGCTTTTCCTTGATGAGTTTTATAATAATATTGTGGCGTCCCAAAATGTTTCTACTCCAATTCTTCAACACTACGCGCGTGATCTTTGCGAAATTGAGTTGAGAATTAAGAAGGGATTACGTAATGGGGCGGATATTAAAAAGGATATGGACGCCCGCGACAATATTATTAAAATCGCGAAGTTTGAAGCCAGTAATGCAAAATCCGCGGCAGACTTTGAATCCGTAGGAGAACTAATGGTCTATTACGGCAAAAAGGGCTGGCATCCTAAATGGCATGTTGAACCACGCGATTCTATTGATTTTATGATGTAGAATATTTAGAACTATATCAAGCGCCTTGTAATTAACGAAGGTAATTTCGCTGAACAGGTTGAAGACGCGCGCGAACGCTATAATATGACGGAGCGTCTTGAAGAGATAGAGAACGAGGCGGTTGAGTTTGATGAAAATGCAGATATTGAATATGAGGGAGAAGATGAATTCGCGGGCGACCTCAATGGGGAGGGGTAATAATGGCGGATTTAATATTACGCGATGGTATACCCATTGAGAAAGGTGTTGTACTTACTAAGGAGTTTTTAGACGCGAATCAAGAATTATTCACTTCATATTTAAATCTTTGGATATTATATCCGGACTTATATTTAGATACTATATAGGATTCAGAAGATGCAAAAAACTTCCATTTAATGCCCTTTCAGCGCATTGCTCTCCGCGCGAGTATGCGTTATAGATACCACAGTTGGACTGCTACCCGCGCGACTTCAAAATCATTTACTGCTTATTTAAGTAGCATTGTGCGCGCGGTATTATTACCACGCTCCAATATTATGATTGCTTCTGATGTTAAAGGCACGGTTGTTAAAATTGCCGAAGCTAAGTTTGAAGAGATTTTCCGCCATTGGCCACTATTAGAAAAAGAACTAGCGACACGTGGCGATGATGGCAAAACCGGTATCAAATCTAGTAATAACTATTACGAACTACGATTTAAAAATGGCAGCATGATTACTGTTGTTGCAAAAGATACCTCTCGTGGTCTTCGTGCTACGGCGGCAATATTAGAGGAAGCTGCGCTAATTGATGAAGTGCCATATACCGAAGTTCTATTACCACAAATGAATATCAAGCGCCGCGAAGTTGATGGCACCATTAATCCAGAAGAACCTTCTTCTCCACAAACATTTATTACGACCGCGGCGGAACGTACCGTTTTCATGTACTCTAAGGTTATAGAAATTGCTATTAACATGGTATTGCGGCCGAATGAATATTTCTGCTGGGGCCTTTCTTACGAAGTACCGCTACATTACGGGCTTGTAGATAAAGCTACAATATTAGACCAACGTTATTCTAATACAGTAAGTGAAGAGTCTTTCGCGCGTGAAAATCTGAGTATATGGACTGGTAATAATAAAGAAGCTTGGCTGAATAGTTCTAGATTAAATAAAAAGAGAACTTTATTAAAATGCGAGCGTAAAGCACAAGAGAATCCTGCTAATCCTAAAACATTTTATTTGATAGGTGTTGACGTCGCAAGATATTCTGCTAATACTGCCGTTATGGTAGCCAAAGTACTACCAAATGTAAATGGATTTAGAAAGAATATTGTATATACAGAAGTAATACATGGCGCAAACTATATTACCGAACAAGCGCCGCGGCTAAAAAAATTAATTTAGTTATATAATCCGCGCGAAATAGTCATTGATGGTAACGGCCCGGGTATTGGCTTACTTGATGCTATGGTATTACCGTCTTTTGATGCAAAAACTGGCGAGTCTTTTCCAGCATACTTTACTTTTAATAATGAGTATCATTTGCCGCCAGAATTAAAGCATGAAGAAGAAGCGCCTCGGCCAGAGTTTAATGCAATTATTTATGACATTAAAGCTGGGTCTTCTAATGATGACGCTATTCATTCTAATTTCTTTGCTCAGATAAACAATGGCTCGGTGAATTTCCTTGCAAGCGAACGTATTGTTAAAGATAAGCTAATGCTTACAAAGAAAGGGAAAAAGATGGACTTATATAATAGGCGCGCATTTTTATTACCATACGAAATGACGTCGCGGCTAATGGACGAGCTGAATAATCTGCGGCTGAAACCTACTGGTATATAGAATCAATTTAAAGTTGAACGTATTTCTAACTCAATTGAAAAAGACCGTTTCTCTGCGTTAGAGTACGCTTTATATAGAGTTAAATATTACGAAGATAAAGCCAATAAGAGAAATAAGAAACGAGATTTTAAATCTTCAATTCACTTTACTCCAAGAAGAAGGGGGTGATTTAATTGGCAGAAACACGTGATTTTACATCTTTTAAGAAACGAATGAAACCTATTGCCCGAGCACCCATTTCTTCGCGGGTTTATAGAAATAGATATGGATGGTAGATTTCCGACCCTGTGCGTTCTGATTTTACATTAGAAGAAATACAGGAAATCATTCGCTCTGGGGATATAATAGCGCTGCGGGAGCTATCACGATATTTTTATCGCACGAATAGTGAATATAGAAATAATATAGACTTTCTCGCGCATCTACCACTATATGATACAGTGGTGATTCCTAATTTTGAAGAGGGCAAAGGCTCAAAGACGCAAATCATCAAAGCATTCTATAATGCTTGCGATTTTATTGATAAATTAGATGTCCCAAATACTTTCGCAAATATAACCGCGGAATGGATTAAAAATGGTATTTACTATGGTATATTACGGATGGATGGTAATAAACCAGTAATCCAAGATTTACCAATAGAGTTTTGTCGCTCACGCTTTAAGGATTTTAATAATCTAAATATGATAGAGTTTAATGTAATGTATTTTGAATCTATTCATGATGACGATTTACGAAAAGAGGCGGTTGCTTCTTTCCCAGAAGTAATTCAAAAAGCATGGGCGGAGTGGGTTCGCGGCGGTAAGCGCACAGACCCATGGGTACTACTACCTGCGGGTTCTGGTGGGGTTTGTTTCTTTTTTCAACACGACCAGACACCACTTCTAATTGCGAGTATACCACAATTAAAAAAGCTTGATGATGCTATCGGCCGCGAAGAAAAGCGCGATGAAAATGAATTATATAAATTATTAATTCAAAAAATGCCGGTGGATAAAGATGGTGAATTAGTTTTCCAATTAGATGAAGTCGCAGATATTCATGAATCTGTTGCTGAAATGCTTCAAGATATTGATACGGTTGATGTATTAACTACATTTGGCGATACGGATTTAGAAAGCCTACAAGAATCTAGCGCCGCATCTCAATCCGCGGATAGAATAGAAAAATATCGTAAAAATGTTTGGGATGCTCTTGGCCGCGGTAATATACTATTTAATCCCGATGGTAGCTCTTCTCTTGCTTATGCAATTAAAAAAGATGAAGCGCTAATGATTGCATATTTAAATATGTACGAAACTTGGATTAAGTATCATATTAATGATAAGTTTTCGCGCACTGGACTTACATTTGATTTTGAAATAATTCCCACTACTGTTTTTAACCGCAACGATTTACAGACTGCTTATTTCCGCGGCGCACAATATGGTTATTCTAAAATGTTTGCGGGCGTTGTAATGGGCATCAAGCAAATGAGTCAATTAAGTCTAATGAACTTTGAAAATGATTTCTTAAAGATGTCAGAAAAGATGATTCCATTGCAATCTTCTTATACTACTTCTGGTAATGTAGTAGCAAGCGAAGGAAAAACTTCGCAAACTGCACAAAAAACTAGTAATAATTCATCGGGTGGCAACTTAGAAAATAAGGGAGGCCGTCCCGAGCTTCCTGATGAAGAAAAATCTGAAAAGACCTAGGCCAACATCGCGGCCGCGGGCTAAGGAGAATGACTTATGGATAGACAGATACCAATTTATTTTGATACCATCATTATTGATTCTCCAACCCAAGAAATATCTAATGAGGATTTAAATGCTTGCCGCTTACATGTGGGCGTTTTTACAAAATATAAAAATCGTAACGGCTCATATATTACCGACGATTACGCTGATTTTTTAATTAAATCCGCGACCCGCGGCAATTGCCCAGTAGTTGGCTTCTTTGACCCAGAAGGCCAAGAATGGGCTTCCCATACAGGACCTAAACTTGCTAATGGCTATGGTTATGTAGAGAGCTTTGATGGCTGGATTCCATTTGAAGATACGGATGGAGTCACCCGTGACTATGCGACTTTTTCTGTAATTCTCTTTACTGATTATTATGAAGAAGCACGCAAAATCAAGGGCCAACATCAAAGTATGGAATTAGATCCCGACACAATAGATGGCGCTTGGACTGAATTTGATGGAGAACCATACTTTGTTTACACAAAAGGAAACATGCTTGGTTTTTGTGTAATTGGGGCGCATGAACCTTGCTTTTCAGTATCATCTTTCTTTTCTAAAAATGATGATACATATAAATCACAATATGAGAAGTTCTCTTCGCTTTTGTCAGGGTTAAAAGAAAAGTTTGAAGAGACTCAAAGAACTACAAAGGGAGGAGAACAACCAATGGATGAGAATATGAATAAAGAAGTTGAAGAACCAGTGGTCAATCCTGCCGAAGAACCAACTGAATTTGATAATGCCGAGCAAGGCGAAGCGCCTGCCGCGGCGGAAGAACCAGTTGTAGAAGAACCTGTTGCCACGGAAGAACCCGCTGAACCAACAGAATTTGAAAAACTTCAACAGGCATATGACACCCTACAAGCTTCTTTCAATGAATTACAAACTAAATTTGATGAAGCAACAAATAACATTTCTGAGTTTAATGCTACTATTGAAGAATTAAAGGCAGAAAATGCAAAGCTACAAACCGCGGTTGCGAATTATCAAGCGGTTGAAGCACAAATTGAAGTGGATAAGAAAAACACTTTAATTGAAAAATATGAAAAAGTTTTAGAAGAAGAAGAAATTAATGAAATTAAGAATAAGATTAATGACTTCTCTTACGACGAATTAGAAGGTAAATTAGCGATTGTATTTGCTAATAAGCAAATGACTGGCAGTGAGGAATCCACTAAGAAAGTGCCCCTACCAGAACCTGAAAAATCTTCTTTCGCTTTACTTATTGAAAAGTATCGTAAATAATTATTTTAGGAGGGAATAAGTTATGGGTGATATGAAAAGATTTCCATGCGAACAATATGCCACCTTAGAGCTAAATCAAGTAGCTTTCCCTAAGACTGGTATGGTTGTTTCTCAGACTCCTCTCGGAGACGCTTTTACCGCGGACGCTCCTTGCGAAAACGGTATGTGGGTTGTAGCTGACAAAGCTGCTGGCAAGATTAATCCACCCGCTGCTGCTACTGATAAGCCCATTGGTATTGTATATACCACAGAAAAAGAATATGATATTATGCACTATGGTCTAAAGACCTTTGGCCGCAAGATTGCTGGCGATTATCCTCGTGTCGGTATTCTAAGCGTTGGTGAGACTTTTACCACAAATTGCTTACAGTATGATACTACTGACTATGCGAATGACGCTGCTCTAGATACTGCTCTAAAGGCAATTGATACTGCTGAAATGTATGTTGGCATTTGCGCTGGTAGTGCTGTTCCACAGCTCTTCCCAAAGGCCAAGAAACCCGCCAGTGGTCCTGTTGGCAAGGTTGTAAAATATTACACTGTACCTAACGGCGAAAAGGGCGTTAAGTATCAGATTATTAGTCTATAATAAAGGAGGTGCGGACTTATGAGTAATGATCTAAAAGTTTTAATGAACGGCGTATTTGGTCGTAAAGTACCTGCCGAGTTCGCGGCCGCCGATTATGACTATGAAGCTGCTCTACATGATGAGCTAGCTAAGCTATTATGCGATGAAAATGGTCGTCTAAATCGCTATAAGTTTGAGCGCAACAAGATTGACCTATTTGAACTACTTTCTCAGAATCTAGACGAGGTTCTTCCACAGAGCCTAACTTCTGCTCTAGATATGTTCACCGAGGTTGTTCGTGTTCCACAGGGCAGCCGTCCAGAGTTCCGTGTAACTCGCGGCAAGCAACGCGGCAAGCAGTTTGTTACCCGTGCTACCGAATCTGGTAACTATGAAACCTTCCGTCTTGACAGGGATCGTTTCGACATCTACATCTTCGCACTAGGCGGAGCTGGTCAGGTCGATTTCGAGCGTTATCTAGATGGTGTTGAGTCCATTCGTGACGTCTATGACGTAATCAATGAAGGTATGGTTGATCGTATTTTTGAACTAATTCAGGAAATGCTACTTTCTGCTTGGAAGAAGATGCTACCTGCTAATAAGGTTCTTGGCAACAACTTCAATCCTACCGCGATGAAGAAACTCTGCAATACTGTTTCTGCTTACGGTTCTCCAGTTATTTACTGCTCTGCTGCTTTCGCGGCTGATATGGTAAATGCTATTACCTATAACAACACCACAAAGATTTCTGATCAGGATGTTATTGACATTCGTGAACGTGGCTATGTTGGTAAGTTCCAGGGTGTTCCTGTTGTAATTATGCCACAGTCCTTCACTGATGAAACCAATGAGAATCTAGTTATGAATCCTTCCTTTGCTTATGTTATTCCTACTGGTAAAGAAAAGATGATTAAGCTAATCTTTGAAGGTAATTCTTATTTCCGTGAGTGGGATGATCATGAGGGCGATAATTCTATCACTCTACAGGCTTATACCAAGGTTGGTCTAGCTCTAGTTTCTCCTCTAAACTTCTGGGGTATTTATTACAACAGCGCTTTAGATACGAACACCAACTGGGCTACTTATAACTATAATCTAACTCACTAAGGATTAATATATATGGGGCGAGGATAACCTCGCCCCGCTTTTCGGAGATAAAAGGAGGATATTATCTATGGATAAAATTACAATTAAGAACATTTGCAATGCAGTGGTATCTATTAGCGTACCAGAGGCTAATTTTAGCCGCGAAATCCCATCTGGCCGCGAGATTCCGATACCGCATGATACTTATGAAGCGCTAACTTTTGACCAGGGCTTTATGAATCTTGTGAACATGCATTATATTAAAATTAATGGCGTTCCACCAGAAGAAGCGATTCTTCCACCAGAAGAAGTGGTTACTTCTAAGGATGAGATTGCTAAAATGCTGGATAATGAAGATATTACCGCATTCGCAAAATTTATTACTAATGCCGCTCCTGCAGAAAAGGAAACAGTTGTTGACCTTGCTGTAGCAAAGAAAATTACTCATTCTGGATTTGTTAGTTTGATTAAGAAATATTGCGGCAGAGACGTGATTGATCTTATTCATACTCAGCATCAAGAAGAAGATTAACAATGGCGACACCATTTATACGAGTATATGATGCGTTTTTAAGTAGCATCACCGCGGATGAATGGACATTAGAAGAAGAATTAGCCATTGTTGAGCGGGATTGGCAAGAACTTCTTCGCAAAGCTATCTTTAGATTTAAGTATCCGCGGATAGATTTAACAGTAGAACAAATAGATGACGAAGAAGATACAGAATTACATAGCTATCAATTTGTTGCTGATTTAACAAACGATGAAATACAATTACTTGCTTTATACATGAAACATGAGTGGGTTAAAAGATGCATCGCAAGTTGGGAAAATATACGCCAGTTGTACGCCGATAAGGATTTTTCACAAGCAAATCATTTAGATAAATTGAATAAATTAGAGGCCGCTCTCGCGCTTGAGGTTCATAAAGCAGAAGGGATTTATGACCGTTCGCGCGGGAAACGTCCAGCAGATTTATTTAAAAAATTGGCTGGTAAAAAAAATGTCAACTGATTTAACTTTTGACGGCTATAGAAATAAATTAAAGGGCCGTTTATATGGCTTGCTTTGTGAAAAAGAAAAAAATGGAGAATGGGAAAAGTTCTTGGATTCAATTTTAATTGAGTTACGAGGACTTGGCTCCAATTCAATTAACTGGTGGCCGCTAATTGGTAAACTTTCTTCTTTACGGTATTTATCTTATGACTATTTTAGAAAAACCGTGTTTGAATGTATGAATTTAGTTGGCGGCCTTGAGGCGCCCGATGAGTTATCTTGATGTTTACTATTCGAGAATTAATCATTTGGGTGAGACAACGGCGGAACGAATTAGAAATGGCGGCGAACGTTCATTTTATAAGTGGATGGCTGAATCACCGCATACTGTAAGATAGCTATTTGTTGATCGGGGATTACATTTTGATGCAATTATTTTAACAAGCAAAGATAAGGAATATTAGAAAATAATGTTCTTAAATGTAGCAAATAATATTCCTCTTCAAGTTGGAGATATAATGAATTGGCGGCTAGATAATGGGGATATAGAAAAATGGCTGTTGATTTCAGAAGAAAAGAAAGTAAATGGTACTTATCGTACTTTTTGGATTGTTCGTTGTAACTATTTAATTAAATGGATAGATGATGATGGGCATCTACAATCTTCTTGGAGTTATTTTGTAAGTTCTTTAGATTCTAAAATTAAGGGAAATTATAGAACCTGGAACCACTTAATTACTCCATAGCCAAACAAGTATGCTGAAATCTTAATGCCGCGGCGTGAAATTAGTCGCGCGACAAACTTCATTGTTGAAGAAGAGTCTTGGCAATTAATTGAGTATGATCATACTAGTGTGCCGGGCACAATATATTTATCTCTAACAGAAAATAAAATCAACAACATTTATGATGATGTTGAAAATAATATCGCGGACTTAGACAAGCGCGCGCGATATAGTTTGATATTGCCACCTACTACATAGGTATTTAAGGTTGGTGATACAATAAAGCCGGTTTATACTATTATGAAAAATGGTATACCAGTAAACTTAGAAGCTGAATTAGAAAGCTCTAATAAGTATGTAGCTAAAAAGCAAGGAACAGCGCTTGTTGCTGTTGGAGAAGGAGAAGCAACTATTAAAGTTGTTGTCAAAAATTGTACTGATATTGAACCAGATGAATTGACGTTTCATATTGAAGTTGGCGCGGCTGAAACTGAATTTTCTTGTTATATTAAAGGTGATGATAAAATTCGGTTAGGTCGAGGAGTAGAATATGAAGTTTGTACTACTAGTGGTGAGCTAGCAACGCAAGTAGAGTTTAATATAGACAATCCAGTATTGGCGCAATTTGAGATAGAAACCGAAATTGATGGCATTAAGTAGATAGAATATACTGCTGAATGTTCTTCTAATCCTTGTAAAATTGTAGCTAATAAAAAGAATAAATTGGGCCCATTTACTTTAACCGCGGTGGTTAATGGTACATAGACCTATACTAAAACAATTCAAGTTGTTCCATTATGGTGAGGTGAAGTTAAATGGCTGAAGAAAAACAAACATAGCGACGCTTCGCTGTAATGGGTGAAAACACTTTTAGAATTGCAAATAAATTAATTAGTAATAAAACAATATGCCGCCTATTAAAATATTAGACGAGGGACCCACTTGAAAAGAAGGACCCAATTACTGGCAAAGATTAGCCAGATATAGATGGCATTGATTTATTACACAAACAAGTTTTAATAGTTCCTAAAGTATTTGATGATAGCACAGAAAAAATGTCATATGTTATAGCCGTATTTCATAACTTTGTGGTTAATTAGTTAAACACAGAATTTAAAGTTTCAACAATTCGTTTTGATATTGCTTGCCCTTATGATGAGTGGATATTGAATGGTCAATCATTACGCCCATATTTACTTATGCAAGAAATTGATAGCGAATTTAATGAAAAGAAAATGGCGGGTATAGGTACATTGCAGTTTTTTCGCGCGGACCCGCTAGTGTTGACTCCATGGATTGGCGGCTATTCAATGTATTATAAAATCAATGAATTTAACTGATGATGAGATTTTGAAGTTCCAACGGGGAACTCCAATTTTATTAGATGATATATGTGCTATCTATTCAGTTACTCTTGGAGAAATAGTTGATGAAGGTTATAGCAATTTTTAGTAGTATCTAAGTGTATTAACTATGACTAAGCCCCCAATTAGTTCTTCTAAAGATAAAGAATTTAAAGAACTATTAGCATAGCTAACAGATTTCCAGTATCTATTAATGATTAGTTCGATAGACAAAGAAATGAATGAATTATTAAAGAATGCTTTCAGATTTTTTACACATGAAGACATTGTAATTCTTATAGATACTGCGCAAATTGTTATAGGCCCATTGGCGGAAAAACACATTTTAACCGAAGAGAAATTTTATGAACTTTAGCATATTTTAAAGCGCATGTATTTTCTTGAACAAGAGGGCGAAGAAATCATTATCTATGATGATGACCCGCCAGCAACAAAAAAATTGAAAATGCAAATGCGCGAAAATCGTGAGAAAGTTCGCCGTGCAAAAGCGAAAAAAGCTGCGCAAGAAAAAAATGATTTAAAATTCTCTGATTTAATCGGTAGTGTGACTATTGATGATTGCGGGCTAAATATGGAAAATATTTGGCGCATTACTTATTATGCTTTTCACGACCAGCTGAAGAGAATGGGGTGGCGTGATTAGTTTAATATAAACAATCGCGCGGCTTTAGCTGGCGCAAAATTACAGAAATCGCAATTGAAACATTGGATGCGTTCAATTGCTGATGCTGACAAATCATGAACTTATTACAGGAGGTAACTACTATGGCTGTAAATATTTTTGATAAATATGGCATTAAGGAAGTTGCGAATGTTTATTTTGAAGCTCTAGAAACAGATGAAAAAGCTGGCG